AGATAGAATCTCTCTGGCTAGAGATGCTTTGTTGGCTAGAATGGCGCAAGTCTTACTTGAATTGAACAGTATATAGTAACAAAAGAATGCAGCCATGACAGTCGTATTATGGCTCAAGAATTCATCAGTATAATATCTATGATTAGATGAGTTAACTGAGAGATCATACATATTTTCATATATGCCTGTCGCGACAACTGAAACTACCTTATCGAGACCAGTTTTGGTTTGAACCAATATACCAAATGTATCCTTGGCGTATATCTCATCCATAGTTCTATCAAATAGAATATGGGTATCAGCACACTTTAAAATTCTGCCGGACTCTGTAGTCAGTTCATAAAGTTCATATTCAACTGTCTTATTGCTAGAGGATATATCTTCCCAACCGGTATCTGTTTCGACTTCCCACTCAGAAACATCGAAGCTCTCTATAAATTTACGGTTGGTTATGTCAGATAGAATCATTTAGTTTTGACTCTTTATTTGATATCTCATGAAATTCCTGCGCGGTTAAAGATCTGATTTCACCAGTCTTTTTATTCCTCACAGTATATTTAGTGTTTTTATCGACGCACTTACCCAACTGTCTCGCGCAGCATGCGATGACCTTATTATTATTAACGATGCCTAGAATAATATCACGCTGGAAGGGATATAATTTCATTGGTTGAAGACCGTAATCTAATGTTACAATCTTAATATACTTCTCGATGAAATATATTGGGTCTTCCTTGCATTTTGTCCATTCTTGAACTTGATCCAGTGTCCAGTCTTGTTGAGCACCAACGGTCTTGATTAATGAATTGCCATTATAGCCTTTATTGTCCATTCTTAATTCCAGAAGTCTGTAACTGTTTTATCATCTGGATCACCAATCGCAGTGTGTGTAATATCGGCTAATCCAGCATCGGTCCTAGCTCTAACTCCAACATCGGTTCTAGTGATCTCTTTGGCATTACCAATACCACCATATAGGTTAATCTTTACAGTAAAATCTAATTGGTGTGTCGTTAATGAGCGGGCCATAAAATCACCCTCGAACTCAGATTGTGAGGAAACGGAATTCAATATTACTGGAACATCCTGAACTAGCCCCATTGTTGAAAGACCTACAACAGGAAGCATATATTCTGGGTTAAAGATTGGAAGAATCTGTTCAATGATATTAAGCCCATCCTCAGAGCCCTTTGTCAGAATATATAGAGATACTCCTAGATTATAAGGCGTGGAAACAAACATTCCATTTATTGAACCATCCGGATTTTTGGATGTAATCTTATTTAGTTTACTCTGAAACCTAGACGGATCGTGTGAATAGGAAGTAATTTCAAAAGCCATACGCGGGAGAGTTACAGCAACTTGATTCTCGAAGTTGGTTTCCTGACGCAATCGAACAAAGATCTTTTCCTTATTACCATATGTAATAGGCACTGCAATAGTTTGTGTGATCACACCAGCCCCATTGGAGCGCTGCAATTTCAACTTCGAGAATAGATTACCAAACGAGATAATCGTATTACGAATAGTGGCATGATAAAAGGGTTGTTCTAGCATTATAGGTCACCAAATGGATTACCAGAATTCCAGTTTAGTGCAGCACCGCGCTCACGAAACTTTTGATTATCTGCACCTCTTGGCAATGTATCAATATCTGGTCTAATAGTGGTGTCTTGTGTGTGTTCGGCTTCAATGGCATCAATTTCTGGTATACCAGTTTCTAGTTTCTCACTAGAATAGTTGAATAGTTCAATACTGAGTTTGTAAGTATACTTTTGACCTAGCTGATAGAATGGCGACTTGTCGTTAACAAATGTAATACTAAACAATCCTTTGGTCATTGGTAGATAAACTAAATCTCCCTCGCACGGGCGATTCGGTAAAATAGTCGTGCCAAATTGACCAACAGACCGATCCCAAGCAGCAGCCGATATGGTTAATGTGGTATTAGAGTCGATTTGTAGACCGAACTTTGAAGCAAATGATCCTTGCCCCTGATAGCCGTCTACATCTTCAAGATAGGCTAAAATTGGATACGCTTCTTTGAATTGACTTAGCCGATCCTCGCCAAGAATCTTATCCTCAAAAACTAATGTACGTGGGATATAGAACGCATCAATTGATTGGACTGCTATTGCTTCCTCATGCAATAGAGAAAGTATCATATTATCGTTCCCGTAAGTACGGGGATGAATTCTTAATGAGGTAACCATTAACAGTGATCTCCTGTTGGATCAAATACATCTAATAGATTATCACAGATATATACTGCAATCTCTCGGCGCCAGTTGTTTTTTCCAGCAACATATCTTTGCAGACGATCGGTAACAAGATACTCTTTTGCCTTTGGCAAATCAAGAAATAATATAGTTGCAACCGTATATTGAAAAATGATATCAACGATAACTGCAATTATTACCAATGGGTAGGCTAGAATTTTTGTAATCCCGACCAGCCGCCCAGCAAGATGTGCCCTATAGCATCCCATAGTTGCTATATAAAGACACCAAAAAATATATGATGCCAGTAGAAGATAACCAAATTGTATAAAATAATCATCCATAATAAATTCCTGTTGGGCTTGTATTATTGATAATATCATCTGCTATTTCATCATATTCTGATTTGGCAGTTGAATACATAGAATCCCCATCTATAGAGACTCCCCCTGGTAATTGGATGTTGGCAAATTTAGAATAAGCCATAGCCCATTGAAGTTTGAATCGAGCTACACACAAGGATTTGAATGTGTGATTGTTCCAGAACTTAGTATTTTCATTAGGATCAATAACTGCATAACAGTCTAACATTATCCATGTACCAATATTTACTCGACTCTTCCAATTCATATCGATATAGATCCTATCGCTATTACGGTTGAATCTAAATTGCTTCTTGACATTTAATATGTCGTTCATCATTGAAAGAGTACTCATCATCTGAGTGTAATACACTAGGCCGCCAGAACCAGTACTGATAGCCCTAAACTGATCTGATGCCCTCATTTGATATTCAACATCAAAGATACTCATTTGAGAAGCACTTGTGTTTGTAACATTGAAAACCTCATTAACACCCCAGATATAAAGGGGTAAAGTAATATATCTATTATCAATATCAGCTTGAGTTACTTGATGACCATAGAAAAATCTATCTGAGCCATCGAAGTAATATTCTCGCATAAATGACAAGCAATCATCAATTGCATCATCCATTGACTCATCCGTAATGTCGATCTGCACCAGCGGCGCGCCAAGACGCCGGAGGCAGTATTCCTTTAGATTTTGTCGTGATGCGATAATGGCCATGGTGATTCTTTATGTACAAATTATTACATCTTAGTATCCAAGTTTATTTTGGAACTAGATTTTCTTGGATATAATAGACTATGTCTTCCAGTTGTTCGGTAAGTGGTTCAAGTACATACTATTTATGACTAGATTAGATATTTCTTCTTGTTTTCTTAAGAATCCAGCCAGAAATCATAAACAATATAATAGTAGGCGAGATGTATGTCATAAGAAAAGTATGTCCAGTCTTGGCAAAAAATTCTTTTCTTTCATATGGCCCTTTGGCCCAATTATCGAACCAAAGTCTATTTACTTCAGCCACAATATGATATTCGCCAGTTAATGTTTTAACTCTGTGCAGTCTATATCTATGTAGAATTATAACATTCCACAAAAAACTCCAGAAACCACCACAAATTAGCCATAGCGCGGTGATCGAGTAATCGTCACAATCACCGCGCATTTCACCATTCTTTTCTGGCATGGCAAACCAATAGTCAGTGAACCAACTTTTTGGGTCTGCGGTATAGACAAATGATTGGTTGATCTTGAATAAAGTTTCTTTTAGTTGCATATCTTAATTATAAACATCAACGCTAATATGCAATTAACCGGCTGCTTTAGAATCAATAGAATTTGTTACTAGTGGTATCTTGTTTATATTTTCAGACAGCCGCAGCAGCTTCAATCGGTGTCAGATCCTCTGTGGTCCAAAAATCCTTGGCAAGCATGATATTCAGGTGCTCTTGGTTTCGTTTGATCGTATCAGTTTCTTCTACTGATAAATTAGGTTTTGCCTTAAGCGTGTTAATCAGGTTGACACTATCCATGCATGCAGAATATTGTTGTACAATTTGTTGTGGAGTGGTTTCGATAATCATATGTTACTTTCTAGTTTAGTTAGACGGGTTATTAGAGATTCAATTATGGTTTGTTGCTCTTGAATGGCTTTGACCAAAACAGGGATAAGCGCAGTGTCTATCATACGCAGCTTATTTATGTCTTCGTTGTCAACAATCACAGGATTAGCA